CTGTCGGCGTGGGCGGATCAGCACTTCCGGCTGTCGGCCGAGAGCGCGGCCGAGCCGGGCCGCTGGCGGACCTTGCCGTACCAGCGCGGCATCCTGGATGCGATCACCGATCCGGCGATCGAGCGCGTGAGCGTTCAGAAATCGGCGCGCGTCGGGTACACGAAGTGCGTCAACGCGGCGATCGCGTACTTCATGTGCCAGGACCCGTGCCCGATCCTCGTGGTGCAGCCGACGGTGGAGGACGCCGAGGGCTACAGCAAGGAGGAGATCGCGCCGATGCTGCGCGACGTCGAGGCGCTCGCGGGGCTGGTGTCGGAGGTGAGCACCAAGACCAGCGCGCAGACGATCCTGCACAAGACGTTTCCCGGCGGCGTGCTGTCGATGGTCGGCGCGAACAGCGGGCGCGGGTTCCGCCGCGTGTCGCGGCGTGTGGTGATCTTCGACGAGGTCGACGGCTACCCGCCGAGCGCGGGCACCGAGGGCGACCCGATCAAGCTCGGTGAGCGCCGCGCGGAGTACTACTGGAACCGCAAGATCGTCGCCGGGTCGACGCCGCTCACCGCCGGCGCGAGCCGGATCGAGGAGATGTTCGAGGCTGGCGACCGGCGCCGCTACTACGTGCCGTGCTCGCAGTGCGGCCACATGGACTTCCTCGCGTTCAACCGCAAGGACGCGCGGGGGCACCGGATGCGCTGGCCCGAGGGGCAGCCCGAGCTCGCGTGCTTCGAGTGCTCGGCGAACGGATGCGTGATCGAGGAGACGAGCAAGCGCGCCATGCTCGAGGCGGGCGAGTGGCGGGCCGAGGGCGAGTTCGCCGGCCACGCCTCGTTTCACATCTGGGCGGCGTACTCGCTGTCGCCCAACGCGAGTTGGGCGCAGATCGCGGCGGAGTTTCTCGAGGCGAAGCGGCTCGGCGTCGAGAAGCTCAAGACGTTCGTGAACACGGTCCTCGGCGAGACGTGGCACGACCGCGGCGAGGCGCCGGACTGGGAGCGGCTCTACCAGCGCCGCGAGGCGTACGCGATCGGCTCGGTGCCGGCGGGCGCGGTCGTGCTCACCGCGGGCGTCGACGTGCAGAAAGACCGGCTGGTCTACGAGGTGGTCGGGTGGGCGCCGAACAAGGAGAGCTGGTCCATCGAGGCCGGCGAGCTGTACGGCGACACCGCGCTCGAGGCGACGTGGGACCAGCTCGATGCGCTGCTCGATCGGACGTTCGCCGGCGCCGACGGGCGCGAGACGCCGATCGCCATGCTCGCGGTGGACAGCGGCTACAACACGCAGATGGTGTACGGCTGGGCGCGTCGTCACCCGATGTCGCGCGTGATCGCGACCAAGGGCATGTCGGGCGCGCGGATGCTGGTCGGCGCGCCGTCGCCGGTCGACGTCACGATCCGCGGCCGGCGCATGTCGCGCGGCTACAAGGTCTGGCCGATCGGCGTCGACGTGGCCAAGGGCGAGCTCTACGGCTGGCTCAGGCTCGGGCTCGGTGACGGCGACCCGCCGGCGGGCTACTGCCACTTCCCCGAGCACGGCGAGGCGTTCTTCAAGCAGCTCACCGCCGAGCATCTGGTGACGATCGCGAACCGGCGCACCGGGCGCGCCCGGCTCGAGTGGCAGGTGCTGCCGAACCGCGAGAACCACTACCTCGACGCGCGCATCCTCGCGCGCGCCGCGGCGGCGGTGCTGGGGATCGATCGGCTCGCGCCCGCGAACCGTCCAGCGCGGGCGGCGCCGGCGGCGGCCACGAGCTCGCCGTCGAGCGCTGCCGCGCCGGTCGAGCCGGCGGCGGTGCCCTCTCTGCACGCGCCGGCGGCGGGCGCGCGGCCGAGCTTCTGGAACCGCGACCGGCCCGCGCGCGGCGGGGGCGGCGGATGGTTCGGGCGCCGACGTTGACAGCCATCGAGCGCCGTGATCCTGCACGTCCTCGATGGCATGGACGCAAGCAGACGCCGACCAGGTGCGCGCCGCGATCGTCGCGCTCGCCGCGGGCAAACGCGTAGTCACGGTCACCTACGCCGGGCCGCCCGAGCGCTCGATCACCTACGGCCAGGCGCAGCTCGGTGAGCTCCGAGCGCTGCTCTCCGAGATGGATCGCTCGGTGAACGCCGCGCCGAAGTTCCGCCGGTTCGCATTCTCCAAGGGCTTCGACACGCGGTGCGGCCGTGGCTGAGGCCGAGCTCGGCGTGTCGTGGTGGGACCGGCTGCTGATGGGCATCGCGCCGGACTGGGGGCTGCGCCGCGTACGCGCGCGTGCACAGACGCAGCTGATGGCGCGCCACTACGAGGCCGCGCAGGGCAGCCGGCGCACGTCGAACTGGTACCGCACGATCAGCGACGCCAACGTGGCCAACGGCCCTGCGATCGGCGCGCTGCGCGAGCTGTCGCGCGACCTGCGGCGCAACAACGGCTGGGCGCGGCGCGGCGTGCAGACGATCGTGAACAACACGATCGGCTGGGGGATCCTGCCCAAGCCGGGCGATCGCTCGCGCGCGCGGAGCGAGCAGGCGCTCGCGATCTGGAACGCCTGGGCGAGCTCGACGGCGTGTGACTTCGACGGCCGGCTCAACTTCTACGGGCTGCAGCGGCTCGCGATGGAGTGCCTCGTCGAGTCGGGCGAGGTGGTGCTCGTGCGCCAGCCCGCGGCCACCGTCGATGGCTTGTCGATCCCGATGCGCTTGCAGGTGCTCGAGCCCGACTACATCGACCACAACCAGAACGGCATCGTCGGCCCCGGCGGCGGGCCGATCGTCAACGGCGTGGAGTTCGATCGGTTCGGTCGCCGCGTGGCGTACTGGTTGTTCACGTCTCACCCGGGCGGCATCCGGCTGCAGACCACGACCTTCTACTCGCAGCGCGTACCGGCCGAGCGCGTGCTGCACATCTACCGCGTGGACCGGCCGGGCCAGGTCCGCGGCGTGCCGTGGTTGGCATCGGCGATCACGCGGCTCAAGGACTTCGACGATTTCGAGGACGCCGAGCTGATGCAACAGAAGGTCGCGGCGTGCTTCGGCGCGTTCGTGACCGACCTGGATGGCAACGGTCCGCCGCTGGGCGTCGCGACCACGGGTAACGACGGCCAGCAGGTCGACCAGCTCGAGCCGGGGCACATCGAGTACCTGCCGCCGGGCAAGTCGATCTCGTTCGCGACGCCACCGCCGACGTCCAACACCGGGTTCTCGACGCGGACGCTGCGCCGGATCGCGGCGGGCCTCGGCGTGACCTACGAGGACCTGACCGGCGACTACAGCCAGGTGAACTTCAGCTCGGCGCGCATGGCGCGGCTCGCGCACTGGCAGAACGTCCACGAGTGGCGGTGGCACATGCTGATCCCGCAGCTGTGCGATGGCGTGTGGCAGTGGGCGATGGGGATGACGGCGGCGATCGAGGGATGGCCTAGTGTGCCGACCGCGCAGTGGGCGGCGCCGCCGATGCCGATCCTCGAGCCCGACAAAGAGGGCCTGGCGTACCAGCGGCTCGTGCGCATCGGCGCGATGACCTGGGGCCAGATGATCCGCGAGCTCGGCGAGGACCCGACGACGCAGCTCGACGAGATCGAGACGTTCAACCGCGAGCTCGACGAGCGCGGCATCGTGCTGGACAGCGATCCGCGGCGCACCAACGCCGCGGGCATCGCGCAGCCGACCGCGATCACGCCGGGCGCGCCGGCGGGCGCTGGCGCCGCGGGCGCGCCGACGCCAGAGGCGGCGGGCGAGGCCGCGGACGGCGACGAGGACGGCGACGCCGGCGGCGACGAAGATCAAGACCAGGACGAGAGCACGGGCGCGGATGGCGCGGCCGATGCTGCGGCGACTTGACAGCGCGCGATCGCCGTGATCCTGGACAATCGCGATGGCCAATCGCAGCGCAACTCGCACCCGAGAAATCGGGCCGCTGTCGATCCGCGCGGAGTTCGCGCCGTCGACGCTCAACCCGGACAAGCGCACGGTCCAGCTGACCTGGACGACCGGCGCGCGCGTGCTGCGCGGCAGCTACGATCCGTACTGGGAGGAGCTGTCGCTCGATCCCAAGCACGTCCGCCTCGACCGGCTGCGCAGCGGCTCGGCGCCGCTCTTGGCCAACCACAGCAGCGGATCGCTCGACGACGTGATCGGCGTGGTGGAGAACGCGCAGCTCGATGCGGGCGGCGTGCGCGGCAGCGCGACGGTGCGCTTCGATCGCGGCGCGGCCGGCGAAGAGGCGTACCGCAAGGTCTCCGACGGCATCCTGCGCAACGTCTCGGTCGGATACCGCACCTACAAGTACCAGCGCGTCGAGGACGGCGACGACACGACGCCGGTCTACCGCGCGGTCGACTGGGAACCGCATGAGCTCTCGCTTGTGCCGATCGGCGCCGACGCCGGCGGGGCGACCCGAGCGACGACCACCACGACCACGAACCCGTGTGACTTCACCGAGGAGAAGAAGATGGATCCCGAAGAGACCCCGACCGGCGCGAAGCCGGGTGCATCGGCCGAGCGTTCGGCCTCCAACGCGGCGCCGGCGGCGCAGCCCGCTCCCGCGCCGACCGCGGCGCCCAACACCGACCAGGTGCGCGCCGAGCGCGAGCGCGTGCTGGGCATCCAGCGGGTCGGCCGCGCGCTCAAGCGCCCCGAGCCCGACATCACCGCGGCGATCGCCGCGGGCACGTCGCTCGATTCGTTCCGCGCGACCGCGCAGGATGCGTTCGCCGAGGCCGAGACGATCACGGTGGACCGGCGCGATCCGCGCATCGCCGCGGGGGAAGACTCGCGCGACAAGTGGCTCCGCGGCGCCAGCGCCTGGCTCATCCAGCGGTCCGCGGTCGGCAGCGTGCTCGCGCAGCACGCCAAGCAGAGCGGGCAGGCACTCGACCTCGACCCGGGCGAGTTCCGCGGCCTGCGCATGCTCGATCTGGCGCGCCAGTCGCTCGAGCGCGCGGGCGTGCGCACCGCGGGCATGACGCAGATGGAGCTCGTCGGTCAGGCGTTCACGCGCAGCTCGCCGACGGCGACCACGGGCGACTTTCCGATCCTGCTCGAGAACACGCTCTACAAGGTGCTGCTCGCCTCGTACGGCATCACGCCCGACACGTGGACGACGTTCTGCTCGGTCGGCTCGGTGCAGGACTTCCGCGCGAGCAAGCGGTACCGACTCGGCACGTTCGGATCGCTGATGCCGCTCAACGAGTCCGGCGAGTTCGCGAACAAGTCGATCCCCGATGCCGAACGGCAGTCGATTACCGCGTCGACGAAGGGATGCATCATCGGCCTGAGCCGTCAGGCGCTCATCAACGACGACATGGGCGCGTTCTCGACGCTGGCAACCGCCTATGGGCGCGCCGCCCGGCTCTCGATCGAGGTCGACGTCTACGCGCTGCTCGCGCAGAACGGCGGGCTCGGCCCCGTGATG